TCCAGGAGCTTTGTTTCTTCCTCTAGGCATAAGTTTTTACCACTGTACTTGAGATCCAGGCATATTTGCCATTTTATTCATGTGTTCACTCCACCCAGGATGTGTCTTGTTCATTTTGTTACGCCAATCTCCGACTTCTCCGACACCAGCACAACCTTGTGACCAATCTTTATCCCATTCAGGATTCTCATCCTTCCAGGTACAATATTCTTTCATGGTCATGTGGAGAGTCTTAGTCTCTCCCGTTTCAGTATGTTTAACAGGGTATGTAGGCATTAATTCCACTCCATAGCTTCAGCACAAATAGGAAACTGTTCTTTAAAAACATCACGACATGCTTCGGCAATAATCATATGTTCTTTTTGGGTGCCATGGGCACTCCTCAAATCTATATAGTGGATCCAACTGCGCACTGATCCGCTCATGTAGATTTTGGTGGGCGTTGATAAAGGAAGCACCATGCGGGCACACTCCTTAGCAATACCACGATCCAACATTTCACGATAGAGATCCATTGCTTCATCAAAGTGATGTTGAATTATGATCTGAAGATGCTGTCGCTCAAAAGGATCGATATCATCGATACTATTCTGCCTATTCTTAGTGTCCTGCCTACGAATATCGGGTATAGGGATACGTTCTGCCAACATAGAACTGTCAGCATACCGTTGAGAAAACTCTTGGAATGTGAACGACCTATGACGCAGGATTTGAGCTGCTATTGCCCTTGAGGTAGAGATCTCTAGCGTCATGAACGCTTGCTCAAACACAGACCAGTGGTTGTGCTTGATACAATAACTAAGGAGTCCCGCTACCTTCGGGTTCTCCTGATTGTTCGGGTTCGATACTCTCGCTACATACCCCATCATCTTCTCCGCTTCGGGAGTCACTGAGATCAATTTTACTGGTGAAACTGTCATCGATGTATCCAAATCCATAAAGTGAACGTTCTCTGGCGTGTACTAGTTTACGAAGTTGCCGTGCTTGATACAACTCCTTCTTGATTTTAGCATACTCTTGGTCATCGTACAAGTGTGCTTGGTCAACTGCTTTCCTAAGCCACTTAATATATTGCTTAAGGTTTTGTGGTTGGTTAGTCTGGGTATCCATCGTCATCTCCGTCGTCATAGTTAAATCCAAACTTACTATCATCTGGTTGTTGGTATGCTTGTGTGTCTGAATAAACTTCAGACTTTAAACTGTCAACTAATAGCTCCAGATTTTTAACAATAAGTTTTAGTTTTTGTCTGTCCATATGGTGTACAGTTTTACAGATTATAGCATTAAAAAAGAGGAGCGTCAACCCCTCTTGTATGCTGTGTGGTTTATTTCATAAGTAAGCCTCGACAAATCCTTTTACAGGATTGAGAATCCTGAGCGTCACATTCAATCAGACATTCATAGTAATCGTTCAGACGTTGTGTATCCTCTTCTGCTTGATCAATCGTTTGTTCAAATCGACGCCATCCATTTAATTGCGATGTAGATAATAGATTGTGCATTAGTCACCTCCATTTCGTTAACACATAACAAAGGAATGATAGGGTTCATGATGCCACCTCACGGAATTCTGTAACTATCTATACCAAATGTCACTGAATTCTAACACATCCATTACGAATATTAATGCCTATTAATTTATACTCAGGCACAAAAAAAGAGGGTCGAAACCCTCTCGAAAAAAGTAAGTTAATCACTTAGTGTAAAGTTTACCACGATAGCAGAATGTACCGTGATTCTCATTCAGTCCTACACAACTAGCATCATATTTAACACCACGATATGTGGTAGCATGAATTTGAGCGTCGTGTAGTGCAGATGCTTTATTGATCTGCTTCTTGATCAGATTAAGTGTGTTCATGATTTACTCCTAAAGTAGTTGGATTTTTAGCCCCGTTCCTTTAGTCGTTTGCGTCCTTTGTTCCAACTCTAAAACAAGCTGGATCTGTTACTTCCATAAACCGAAAAATAAAGTCCAACTTCTCAGAAGAACTAAGAAGTTCTGACTTATAAACTCCTTTTGCCAACCAGTCATAGTCTTGACAAGACAATTGTGGTTGTGCTGCGAACAGCATCAAAGATAGTAACATAGGATCAACGCTCCGTTGCGCGACTTACTTGCGACCCCTTAATAGGGTTGAACGATGGTAGTAGTCTACCATACTATGTATACTCTGTCAAGTGTATCGGTTGATACAGTTCACACTCCCACAAGGTTCAACTTCAGTAATAGCTTTTTGTTCTTGGGGAGTAATTTCCATTGTTATTTTTTAGGGGGATTCCACATTGTAGGATTGACTCGACCCTCTGTTGGGATCATGTTAACTAGATCACTACGATATTTATCCCAATAGTCGTCAAAAATATCTACTTGTTTAGGACCAGAGGCAACATCAAATTTAGTAATACCTTCAACAGTATATTCAATTAGAAAAGTATTATAAGGAAGAGATCTATCTTGCCCCACAGTAGGGTCACAGTCTTCATGAATAATTCTACATCCTTTTCCCATTAGGATCTACCTCCCCATTTAATAGCAGGGAATGCTTCTTCAACACATATTTTAGTAATCTTATATTTTTTTTGTAGTCGTTTATCTTTAGCCGCAATCAGCACTGCTGCTTCAGTCTCTTGTAGTCCCTCAAGCATCTGAATGAACAGATCTTCACGCTTGGATTGCTTGAGTGACGAGGATCCACCCTTAAAGAACAGGTAGAGCTTACGGTACTCATGCTCAAGCACAGTGTGCTCAGTGCCAGCAGGGGCATCGTTGGCTACGTATGGCACGTCTCCATCAGGAAGTAGAGAAACAACACTCTCATCATAGTTGACGATCAAGATTGCCCTAAGAGCAGGAGTGTTGTTATCCCTTAATAGTTTGATCTTCTGTGCTTTCGTCTTAGCATTACTCACCTTTTGGAGCACTTCAGAAATTAATAGTTTCATTTTGTAAAAGTAGTCGGTGTGCGAAAGAAATATTTTTCCATTAGAGTGTTCAGCTTATGTTTATGAAAATACTCTAGCGGTGGTTGCTTCTTATTTGTATTTAGAGAATTGTAAAGATCCATGATTTGATCTTCAATTTCTCCAGGAACACAGTCAAAGTCAATGAGTTGCTTGTTACGTTGATAGTTTGATAGTGCTTCTTTTGTTCGACAGAACTCATCAGGAGTTTCCTTCACCCATTTAGCAAGATTCTTTTGACTAATAGGTTTCTGTCTTACACCAACAACAAAGGTGTCATCAGCTGACAGATAATTAGGAATGCCATCAGACTTGTCACCCTTAATAATATGTTCTTTAACATAGGTGAAAGGATCATGGTGTGTGACTTCTTTCTTCATGATTGGGTTGAATTGTTTCACTCCAGGATACTTTTGGAGTTGAATGAAGTCTTTGTCTCCAGAAAGAATCAAGATCTTTTCAGTGCTATTGTTTTTACATAGAGTGGAGATGACATCATCAGCTTCTGCTCCATGTACCTCTAACACTTTGAAGTGAAAGTGTTCTCTAATCTCATCACGAATAAGATTAAGGACTTCAAAAATGTTAGACCAATTGTGACTAGATTTTTCTCTATCTTTTTTTCTATTCTGTTTGTAGTAAGGGAAGACTTCTTTTCTCCAGTAATGCTTGCTGTCATAAGCTAAGACAACCTCACCGTACTCTTCCCCATACTGTTTCTCGTAAGAAAATAATGAAGACAAGACCATATGTCTTGCTAAGTCTACATTAAGTTCTTCTCTCTTCAATTGAACCATCAGATTACTAATCATAATCTGATTCATATCAATAATAATCATCCTGGTCCTCAGTTTCGTTAATAAATCTTATGGAATAAAGTTCTTCGTTAATAACCATCCCATCTTCATCATACATTTCTGGATGAAGAACATCGGTTTTTGCCATCATATTATACAGAAAATCATTCGCCACCCAACCAATTGTAAGACCGACAACGAAGAATAATGCCGTCATCAATGACGAGAAGACCAAAATTACAGGGATTGTCATAGTAATACTCCTTAGTTACTATTTTCCTCCCAAGTAAATTCAATTTTGAAATTAAATTTTTTCTTTAGGAGGTGTACTATGTGATGAAATTTAAATCCGGTGGTTTCGGGTTCGGGTTTCTTTTTATCCCTCCTGAGCATTAGCTCCACACCTTTATTTATCTTTATGTCCTGACTCATTTCTTCTTAGTAGAGATCATTCCTCTTTCTACAAAGTAACGAACAGCTTCTGCCAGATCACCAATAGGTTGCTCATCAATAACCAGACGAGGGAAACTAGAATGGTCTGGAAAATACTTATGATACTCTTCTATAGTAAGAGTTCTTCCGAGACGATACTCCTTGTACTCAAGACCAGTTCTATCCATAAGTTCTTTCATTTTACTACAGTATCCACAACCATTGGTAGTAAAGATTTTAATTTCCATAAAAAACAGGGTCGTTTGCTCTCAGATTATACAATAAAAAACCACCCCTGTCAATGAGTGGTGGTCGGTTTATGAGGTGGAACGAAGTAACATTATTTTTTAGGAGTAAGTTTGTAGGCACCGAACAGTGTTCCAGCGATAAGAGCGATCATTAGAATTTCCATTAGTAAAGTTCCTCCTCTGCTTCTGCTTGTACAATTACATCACTGGTAGGATATGAGACACAAAGCAGAGCAAACCCTGCTTCAATATGGTCATCATCAAGGAACGATTGATCTTCTTGATTAATCGTTCCCTCCAAGATCTTACCAGCACAGGTAGAACAAGCACCAGCACGACAGGAGTATGGAAGATCTACACCTGCCTCATCAGCAGCGTCTAGAATATATTGATCCTTTTCACATGGGAGTACGCTTTCTCCATCAGAAGTTTTGAGAGTAATAGTGAAGGCCATGTTATACGACTGATTGTATCTTATATATTACACCATGAAGTGTTATGTGTGACAACAAATTGTTGTCATGACATCAAAAAAGGGAGGTGAGGAAACCCCCACCCAACCTTGTATTTATATTAAGCGATAACTGCCGATCTGTCAACCCCAAAAAACGAGTATTTCTACTCAATGTACCACTTGTTCAACTGGCCGTCCTGTCCAGGATATTATAAATACGACCCCTATAAATAGTTGAACGAAGAAATACCAGTAGATTAGTGTAATGGCAGATCGCTTTCCGTTAATTGTTAATGAATTATCCAGAAGGATTGAGGAGTTACTTGGTGGTGACAACTTAAATATGACTGGCAGTGGTATTGCCATCAGTGGAAGCACTGGTAATACTGGTCAGTATTTGAAGAGTGATGGTTTAATAGTTGCTTGGGACAATCCTGGCGATGTGTACCTTACACAGACACAAACGCTCACAAACAAAACCTTTGACACCTGTGTAATTAATGGTTCAGTTAATACAGTCACCGACATCTCAAACGCTAGTCTAATTAACTCTGCCATTAACGTTAATGGACAATCGGTTTCATTGGGAGGAAATATTACCACTCCCGATACTACGTACAGTATTTCTGCTGTAGATGGAGCATCGGCTACTGATAAAGTTATCCGTCTAACAGATTCTGGTGCTAGTACTGACGATATAACAATCTCGGTAGGAAATCCACAATCTGTATCAGCAGGATTTAAAGCATTAGATCTATCAATCGCTAGATCTAGCGATCAAATTACATTCTCTGGTGTAGTAGAAGACAGCGATACCGTCACCAGACTACAATCATTTACTAGTGGCACACCTCAGTCAGGCGACGTTACTATTAAAGGTGCTGGTGGTGCCACAATCACCCAAAATACTAGCACAAAAACAATTCTAATTGATACTGATAACGATGATACAATCACCAGACTAAAGGGAGGTGCTAGTGGTACTCTAGTATCAGGTGACGTTACAATTGAAACATTAGGAACTTCTACAGTTTCTCAAAATGGAAATGTAATTACAATCGATGCTGATAAAAACATTAATACAATCACCAGACTAAAGGGAGGTGCTAGTGGTACTCTAGTATCAGGTGACGTTACTCTAGTACAATCAGGTGCCACAACAATTTCTCAGACTGGACAGAACATTACAGTATCCTCACAAGATACGATCACAAGAGTCCAAGGTGGTGGTAGTGGAACATTTACATCAGGAGATATTCTGATTACAGGTGGCGCTGGTGGTAACGTAACTGTCAGTCAGTCTGGCAATACTGTCAGTATAGATTCACAACCTGGTCTAGGTGCTACCAACGGTATCGTTCTAAACACTACCAACTTTGAACTTAAGAATGCTGGATCACTTACTGACCAGGCATTGATGAAATGGGATAGTTCTAATGGTCAATTAATTAATAGTGTAATTCAAGACAACGGCACAGACGTAACCATTTCGGGTAACTTAGTTGTCAATGGAACTACATCTACATTCAACGTTCAAAATATTTCTATCGATGACAAAGCTCTAGAGTTAGCAGCAGTTGCTACTGTTCCTTTCGATGGCGACATCACACAAGGAAGTCCTGTTATTTCTAACGTAGATTCATTGACAGGTATCGTTCCTGGCATGGAAGTTACAGAAGGAACTAGCACATATCTACCAGGAACACCAGTAACAATCATTAGTGTTGATATTGTTAATAGTAGTCTTACGCTTTCAGACAACGGCGTTGCTACAGGTACTACTATTTCATTCCAAGCAATTGGTCCTACAGATGAAGCAGCGAATGATGGTGGTTTAATTCTAAAAGGAACGACTGTAGATAAAACTATCCTCTACGATAATGATAGAACGGATAAGTATTGGGTCTTCTCCGAAAACCTTGAGATTAAATCAAACAAACATTTTGCTATCAACAACGTAGAAGTTCTGTCTAGCGACACTCTTGGTACAGGCGTTATTAATTCTTCGCTTACAGGTGTAGGAACTCTAACAGAACTAGAAGTAAGCGGTGACGTAACCTGTTCTGGTACTGGATACATACAAATACCTGCAGGTACTGATAACGATCGTCCCAATGCTGCCGCAGAGGGTATGCTACGTTGGAACGATACCTCAAATACATTTGAGGGATATAATGGTAGTGCTTGGGGAACAATTGGTGGTGGTCGTGCCGAAGTTCTTTCTGCTGCTCCAAGCACTAATGTTTCTCAAGGTGATCTATATTGGGATACTGATGATGGTAAATTATACATCTACTACAATGATGGAAACACATCTCAGTGGGTTGATGCTTCGCCATATGGATTCCCAACTGATCTAGTTATTGAAGGAACTACGACTCTTAAAGGAACACTAACTGTTGAGGGAACCGCCACGTTCGAAGGTCCAATGTCTATTGTGGACCCGGCGGCCGGTTCATCTACTGATGCTCTATTAACTCTTCGTAATCCAAATGATACTGCTGATGTCTTCTCGGTTACAAGTGAAGGAGCCGGCACGTTCAAAGGTCCAATAAGTATTACGGACTTGCTAGCCAATGCATCTAGTGATCCTCTATTAACTCTTCGTAATCCAAATGATAATGCTGATGTTGCATCAGTTACAAGTGCAGGAGCCGCCACGTTCTCTGGTCTACTTACTCTAAAAGGAGATACTGCTAATGCAGCTCATACACATTTAAAACTCATTAATACTGATTCCACTTCTTCAGGTGAAACTGGACAGACTAGTGATATTGAATTTTTCTTTAGTGATGATACCGGCACCTCGTATAAAGGAGCAAAGATTAGTGCTTATAAGGACAACGATTGGGTAGGAAATTCTGACTACGATGCAGGACTTACTTTCTCTACAGTAGACAATAGTGTTTCATTTGAAAATGCTTATACAGAAAGACTTCGTATAGATTCAATCGGCCGAATAAAAATTGGGCCTATTGCTAGCCACACAGATGCTACAACACATTGTCTAGTGTATATCGAGATGCAGAGTGATGTAACTAATATTGATGATGGTGAGGGAGGTGCTACCACTGGATTAGTAAGAATTGTTGAAAAAGGATCTAATGATAACAGATATCATGGAATTGAACTTAGAAATAAAAATTCTGGTGACATTAGAATTTTAAATAAAGATGTTGATACTAGTGATAGGGGTGACCTTGTTATCGTAGTTCCTGATGATGATGCTACTGAAGGAACTCATCAAAAAATAACATTCAACTCCATGGCGAGTGCAATACAAATTTCAGGAAAGGGTGGTGTTACACATACAAATGGCGGTGAAACTCACACTGATATCTACATTGCAACTAAGACTGGAGTAACTGCTGTAGAATCAGGAGCAGGTGCTGAGATTGCGGGAATAATTAGATTTGAAGATAAAGGATCTAATGATAACAGATATCATGGTCTTGAACTTAGAAATAAAAATTCTGG